AGCTCATTGATTAGAGCGGAATTCATTTCAGCTTCGGATATTTGCATATTAGGCAAAAATAAGGGTGAGGACAGCGATTAAACTGCCCTCACCCAGATTATGATTTAGGCAGGGTTGCCCAGATTGAACAGATCAAGGATACGGATGCCAATTGCAATCCTACCAGTGGTAAGCGCAGAGTAGGCACCAGTGCTTGAGCCAGCAGCAACCGTAAGGATGATGTCGGTGGTAGCAGTAGCTTGGTCAATTGGTTGAACAAGTCCCGATGTTGAAGTTCCAGTGCCAGCAGTGAAACCACTTCCAGTGTTGAAACGTGGGATGGTAGCAGTGGTTGCAGGAGGAGCAGCAGCAGCAAGATGCTTGGCAGCAGTGCCAGAGATACCGACCGATACGTTACCGTTAGCGGCAACTGCACCAGCACTTGTTCCGAATGTCTCAGTTGTGCAGATCGAAACTAGTTCAACAGCACCACCAGCAGGGATTTTAGCAATCACCTTGGTTCCAGCACCAGCAGCAATAGCAGCAAGTTCAGCAACGCTCAAGACAACCACGTCCGTGAATGGACTTTTTTCGTTATTAGTAAGTTTAGGCATATTATTATTTAGTTATATTTTATTAGTTAAGCTTACAGGGTGATTTTGCCGTGTGCGCCGGGATGTTTGCAAACGAGTGTTCCAGTCATGTCAACAAAGCCACGCTCGCCACCACCTTGGTTCTCAAGGCGAGTTGCACCCATAGGGATGAGAGTGTTGAATTGGAGATACGATGGGTTGACGAGGTAGCCAGAGGCACCAGTCATACAATCAGGGTTACCGTTGATCATTTTAACGATACCGAAGTCGGAATCATAAAGCTGAACGGAATGGGTAACTTTTTTGCTGTCTGCGTTTTGCTGGACGTTGTAAACTGCTTCGGAAGCAGCGGCACCGCTCGAACGAGTGAAGTTGCTGATGACCTTGCGGAGTGCTACGTTGGCAACAAGGGTAAGTGCGTTAGCCTCACCGTTTACGGAGAAGATAGACGCGATAACATCGTTGAACGTGGTTTCAGTTGGTGCGCTGGACAGGATGCTTGCAGCCGGGGTGCGGTATGCAGCAGGAACGTCAGCAGGGCCAGACGAACTCAACCATGAACCAAGTCCACGGAGTGCGTATGGGGTGCCTGCGCCGTCCTCTACAGTGCGATCACTGGAAGAGCAGATACGAGCCTCTACGTCACGTTTCAACTCACGCATCGATTTGGCTTCGGCCTGTGCAATGTTTGCAGGTCCTACAGAGTTAACTGCTTGCTGCAAGTTGGACACGAGGAAGTCGCGGCGGAAGATTTGAACGTAGTTACCGAGACGTGCGCGATCAGCGAACTTGTCGGAGAATGAATTCACATCGGTTCCTTCGGAGATACCGGCAGTTGCAGGAGCTGCAAGTTTGTCGGCAGTCCATTCGGAGAATGTGGACTTGGCACTACCTTTTCCGCAGAGGGAGAGGAGTGGGGTTTCTTCTGGTGCAAGGAGGGTCAACTCGTTGGAGAGATCCTCACGGTTGCTGATTGCAGAACCTTGACCCGTGCGGGCCGCAGGTGCATTGGGCGAATAAGTGGTTGAGATAGGCATATTATTATTTTCTATTTAAATTATTTATACTTAGCGATTCGGGCTGAGATCCAGTCATCTACTGATTGCGATTCTTCGAACTTGCTGTATGCCTCTGCTGCTTTCCTTGGCTTGGAGGTTCTCATGTTAACTGCGGAAGCTCCCGTTGGTGATGAGGATGGATTTATCTTCAACTTACTTCCAACTGCTGCCACGTTAATACGAGGTTTGCCCTTGCCATAGATAGAGTTTGCGGCGTGTGCTAGAAGGTATTCTAGCTGGTAGCCAAGTTCTGGAATCTGACTTTTTACCTGTTGAGCGATTGGGTCTTGCATCATTGCTTGGAACCTAGATCCAACCTCAGACTCTGGGTCTAAGATGTCTGGGACTTCGTTCTTTGCTGCTGCTGAATACTGCTCTTCCATTTGAGCTAATTGCTGTATCTTAGCAATCTGTCTCTCTTGGGCTGGGATGAACTTTGTAAGCGACTCCCTAGCATTGCGGTTTGCTTTTCTGATCTCCCTCTTGGTGAACTCACGCTCTCCGACGGTAATAATATCGTCCGGACCGTAATCTTCATGCTCCTCAAGGATAGCGTCAGTATCATCTAAGACTTGTTCAAGCTCACCATACTTAGCAAGCAACTCCTTCGGGTCAGAGATGTTCCGGAATGGATTTTCATCCTGTGGAATCTCCTTCGTAGGTTTTGCTGCCGCCTGTTGCTGAAGTCTTTCCTCCAGTTGTCTCTTCTGTGCGGTTAATTCACCAACACGTTGGAGCAAGCGACTCTTGCCTTTCTTAGCCAGTTCTTGAATCTGCTCAGTCGATAAATTAAGCAAATCTAATTCAGCTTCTTCGGAACTAGCTTCCTCCTCCTCGTCGGCATACTCCGTATCATCCTCAAGTTCAGCTTCCTGATCCTCGGACTCTACTTCGGCATCCAGTTCGGATTCCTCTGCTTGTTCTTCTTGTTGCGATGCGATACCAGATCTCCGAGCAATATACTCCTCAACCGATACGTTTGACACTGGTTCTGTGACCCCAGCGATGGCCGTAGATTCTTCACTCATATATTTTAAACGCCCGTTTACGCTAGGCGGTAGCGATAGATGAGAACTGCGGAGAGAATGATTTATTGTCAAGTTACCCCCATAGACACGAAAACGCCCTAGTAGCATTTAACTACTAGGGCGAGGTAACCAACCTGAACGTATATGAGAACTTACTTCTCAGAGGTAATATCCACGAATTGTAGTATCTCGTCAAGAGTAGAAATTGATCCTGCCAATTTCATTACTTCGTTCGGGTTTTCTGCTTGACGCAGGCTGGAAATGAATGTTTGCCTCTCGTCCTCTAAGAAGGACAGGAAGACCTGAAACTCCTCGTTATTAGCGAGGATTGCAACTGCGTCTTGTAGTGTTGGGACTGGTATCATATTATTACCAATCTACTTACGTTTAGCTTTCTTTTTAGGCGTTTGACCCATCTTGATTTCAATCTCGACGTAGCCTTTGCCTTTTTTTCCTTTGCCGTATTCCTTGCTTTCGTGGCCGCAGCCATTTGTTTTGCTTTTCATAGAGTTATTTTCGTTTAGACATACCTGCCTCACTAAGAGCGATTGCTACAGCTTGTTTGCGACTCTTAACTACTGGAGCTTTCTTCGGACCTTTAGGATTAGCTCCCGAATAAAGTGTTCCAGCTTTATATTCGCTCATCACCTTGCCAACTTTAGCTTGTTTTGCTGCTTTTGTTTTTGGTTTCATCATAGTATTATTTAACTGACTTACTTCCTTGGCACTTCCATTTGCGGCGTGACAAGTTATTTGGTGAATTAGGATCTGATTTCCAATCACCCTTGATCTTTGCAGACCTCGCGCAATAGGAATCGCCCTTGGATGTTCCCGGCTTAATGGTCGCACCCTTCTGACCGTATCTGACAGTTTTCTCTCTGCCGGTATCCGGGTTCTTTACCACCTTCTTAAAACGCTTTTCCATTACTTCTTCTTGGCTGTCTTGGCTGCTTGTTTGAAGTCCTTGGCAGTTGGGGCGTTCTTGCTGCCGACCTTGTTCATTTTCTCGCCGCTACCTGCTGCGATGCGTTTGCGTTTAGCATTGATATTACTATACAGTCCTTGTTTCATATTATTGTTGTTGATTCATTCCTTGTGTCTGAATTCCACCCATCTCCGCAGGTGCCGTTCCAATACGTCCGATCTGGGCGTTCTCCATCTGCTGCATCTGGAACTGGTATTGTTCCGCATACTTTTGAAGTCTCGCCCCGAATGCCTCGTCACTCTGTGCGCGTTGGGCAACGTCAGGCTGCTGTGCGTATGCCTGAAGCATCTGCATGGCGATCTGCGCGCCGTTTGGCTGTGCAGGCATCTCGATACCAGCATAGATCTTCGCTAAGTCGTCTGTGACCTGTTTCTGAACCTTTGCGGTAGCTTCCTCGGCAGGTTGCAGGACGTAGTCACCAAACACTGGGTCGATGCTCATGGCTGCAAACTCTAGGAACTTGTCCATGTCGATACGACCGTTACGGTCGAACTGTACGAGACTTCCGATCTGCTTCATGCGTGACTCGGCGTTATCCGGATCTGCACTGAGTGAGTCGAAGGACACGCTGAATGAGTAGTTCTCATCTGGTGACCCCTTGGTCATCGTCTGCGGGTTAGGGTTGCCGGTAACTTGGAAGAAGATCTCATCAGGTCCCATGCGCTGGAATAGCTTCCATGCGAGTCCTAGAACGTCTTTGACGTGGTCTAGATACTTGTTGACGAAGAACTGCTGACGGACGGCCGAGATAGGGCTGCTCATGTCGAGTCCTACTGCCCTGTCTGCCTGCGCGTTCATCGACATCTCGATCTCCATCGATCCGTTGTCCGGTGGTGGGATTGGTCCGAATGCGATCTCTCCAAGACGGCGATACGGAACTCTGCGACCCGGACCCCAATCTGATGGTGGTCTACCTGCCGGGTGCATCAGCGGAGGAAGGGTAGCTAGGCTTGCCCTGTCGATCCGGCTGTCACGCTCCGTCTTGATCTGTAGCTGTGATCCACGGAGGATGTCAGAGAACGTCTGAACCTCATACATACGGTTCTGGTTGTAGCTCAAACGTGTCGTTACGAATGGATAGTCATCGTAGCCATTTAGCAGTTCAGTCTTGGCGTATCCATCCACGTTCGGGTTAAAGACTGTGCAGTAGATGCCCTCGGCGCCATCCTCGTCAATCAGACGCTGATAGGCGTAAACAAGCATCACAAGGTCTTCATCGTTGGCAATGGGGAGGTTCGTGAACCTCTTGGCTTTCTGTCCGTCGAGATAATACGAATCCTTACCGCGAAGGTCTTCGATAGCACTCCTGACCCAGTCTGCGTCCCAGCCCTCTGATGCTACCTTCTTCTCAAGCTCCTGAGCCGTCACAAACGTCCTCCAGAAGATGTAGGGTGCCTTTTGCGGGTCGATAACGTATGATGGGAAGAGAACCTCTCCATCTGGCGCACACGACTGAACGAATGGGCAGTTGACCGACATACGAGGGACAGGGATACTTGCCTTGCCCATCTTGCGGATCTCACGCAGAAACTTGTTAACACGCTTAGCGTTCATGTGCGGGAATGCTTGGATCATCATGTCGATCAGCATCTCGTCATCGGTCGCGTTGATGATCATCTCTGCCATGTCTGGGGATACCTGTGCAAGCTCCTCCAAGGACACGTCCTGCAGGAATGTGCGTTTCTCACGCTTCCAGCCCACATAGGTGACCATGATGCCCTTTTCGAGCAGGTAGTTGGCACCTAGTTCCATCTGATTCTTGAAGTCTGGGATGTAGCTGGATTTCATCCATTTGAGGAATGAGGATACCAGTGCGGCCCTTGGGATCGATGTGGTGCTGGTTGGGAATGCCTTGATATGGCTGCGGGTCAGTGCTTGGTCTAGGATCGACACAAACGCGTCTATACGCTCCCCAATGACATTAACCTCCATATCAGACGCACCGTCCCACGGGAAGGCATTAGAGCCGTTCTTGCGTAGGTCTGTGGTCTTACCGTCCCAGATGTTGCGACGATCCTCGTAGCTGCGATTGCATATCTCAAAGTATTCATCGAGGTCTATGAGGCAGTTCTCATACGCGCCGCGTAATGTGTCGATGTCTGGTTCGTTGAACAAATAGACGAGAGACTCGTCGATGATATTTTCTGGTGATTTAGATTTCATGGATTGTAACTGTAATAAAGTTCTCCGTTCTCTTCTCGGACCGAGACTTTGACCTTCTTCTTGATGATCTTACTGGAGAATTTCTGTGGGCATTCGATTGCAATACGATTACCGTTTAGGTCGCCGTAGACGAATCGTGGGTTTCTTGCCGACTCGATGATAAACACCTCGATCTCTTCGGAATTCGTAACCGGGGTGACTAGGTGTTTCTTGAACATCCACAGTGCGTGGTCTGTCCAGTAGATGGTTGCCCCATCCTTATCCCAATCAATTCCAAATTTAAGGAACTCGTCACGATATGCCTTAGCTTCGGAAGGTTTAACTCCTAGCTTCTCTGCAACTTCTTTCTGTTTCCAGCAATTAATATCCACCATTTCCTTGTATTGTTACTTGTGATTTCTTTGAGTCAACGTGATCTAGGTCAGCAATGGCAGCATAACGAAGCACGTCAATAGGATCTTTCCATGCCTCCTTGAGTCCTTGGTCACCCGTGTATTCGGCTAACGCCCTGATGATGTTCTCGCAGTCCTGCGATATGTAAAAGTGTGGTCTGTTTACCGAGTCTAAGGGTTTGCTTGTGTCGTA